TTGGCTATTTGGCTGTATATTAAGGATGCGCTTGCACAGCAGAAAGGCACACCCCATGACGTTCAGTAAAGAGAGGTTGGAGGAGTTGAAGAAGTGGCTTGATGCAATGCGCGTTTCAAAAGGCATTGCGACGATTACGGCTGACAGCATGATTGCAGAAGCCGCCGCCCTTCTCCCCCAGTACATCGAGGCTGTTTCTAAGGCTGAACAAGATTTGATCGCCTCCGTGAAGCGTATGAGAGCATGGACACGTGAGCATGGGACAGATCCATCAACTGAAATAATCATCATGGGATGCAATTCTACTATTGAAGAATTGTTCACCCTCTCACAGCCGCAGAGGGAGGGGTGAGAGATGACATTTATTCTTCACAATCCGCGATACGAGCGCAAAACAATTCCTCAGAAACGGTTTTGGTGGGTAGTCCGATTGACGCGATTGTTGCTTAAGTTCGCCAATCATGAACAGGAAGAAACATGGCAAATAGACCGCGAGAGAGCAGACGGAAGCCGTGAGTTTGAGTTCTATATCAAAGTAATTATACCGAAGAAATAACCCACCCACGGGTAAACGAGATGGAGGGATGAGAGATGGAATACAGTTGCAAAAATAAAGGACATATCTGGGTAGAACACGGCATCAATGATGTTTTTGACGATAACGGGAATATGAAGCCATTTAAACACCTGATGGTAGATCACGGTGACAGATATAGGTTCTGCAAGGTATGCGGTCACAGGCAATTCTTAATTCCCGCAAAGTGGCAAGATACGTATATACCGAATAACCTAATGGAGGGGTGAGAGATGACGGACGCAGAACGCAAGGCGATAAATGAGGAACTTCGATACGGTGACACAGCCAGCATTGAAAGTGTTGCGAAAATACTTTTCCGGTATGGCTTTGTTGTGGTGCGCCACGGTATGCCGAAACAAGATTATTACGAATAGGTGATATGATGACCTGGAACAAAAACATGGATGATGCGCCGAGGGATGGGACGCGGTTTCTCGCGCTTTGCAAGGACGGTCTTGTAGTGTTCGGGCGTTACGAGCCTGACATTTTTGTAGTCGTAAATAATGGCGGCTACTCAGACGGGGGTTATGGCCGCGATTACCGCACCAAAAAGAATTACCCGTATTCCGATTACGAAGAATTCACCCACTGGATGCCCCTACCGCAGCCGCCAGAGGTGGAAGGATGAGACTCAAGGCAAAGAGCAGATGGTCAGAAAAGATGGAAAACAAGTTACTTCACTTCTGGCTTCACACTAAACTGCCAGCCCACCGGATTGCACAGCGCATATCTTTTGAATGTGGATTGAAACGCCCGTTAACAAAATGCGCTGTCGTATCCAAGGCAAACAGGTTAACCAAGGGAAGGGAATTGAGTTATGCGGAGAGAAGAAAAGCAATTTTATAAAGGAAGGGTATCATGATGGAATGCACAATTGGCGGTGGCTTTGCCTTTGCAGCGGGGAAATTTCTATTTGGCGTTGCTTGCGTTGGCGGGATTATACTTCTTACTTTTGTAGGTATATTTATTCACCTGTTATTCTTTGAAGGCAAAAAGAAATGAAACTCCCCCAATGGACAGGCTGGATATGGTGCGGTATAGTTTTGTGGCCTTTGATCGGGCTTTGGATTTGTCTTGATTAGCGAAGTGTAGTGCCAATGGTTCACCCGATAGGTGGGGCTGTTCTCTACCCAGAAGCAGTGGCTTCTGACCAGCACACTACGAGACACCCCCTCTGCGGAAACGGAGGGGGTGTTTTTCTTTTTACCCACCAGTAATAGTGTCAACGATTTTTTTATTCTTTACGCAAAAATATTTCATTTATCTTTAGAGAACTTTTAACTAACCTTGTTTTAGCACGTTACAAGGGGTTCTCATGACAGTCGAAATAATCAGTCAATTCATTGATGCTATGCGTTCTTCTGGGTGTTCACCAGCGAACGATAGCGAAATCCTGCCGACAGGAGAGGACGAATATTTCCGTATCGAGGGCGACAGAAAAGATAAAAGAGGGGGCTATTACTTAACCATATTACCAGATGGCTTTGCATATGGTAACTTCGTTAATTTCAAGACAGGCGACAAAGGCTCATGGCATAGCAAGAAATCAGTCAAAGGCTTGAGCGCCGAGGAAAAGGCAGCAAACAACGCTAGAGTAAAGCAACTGGAAGCCGAGCGCAAAGCTATTACAGACGCAAGGCACAAGGCCGCAGCAGAAGATGCTGCGATGCTATGGGAGATTAGCGGGGAAGCCACAGACCACCCCTATCTAGCGAAAAAAGGCATTCGGGCGCATGGGGCAAGGTTGGATGGCAAGGATCTGATTATCAGGGGCGTAATTGACGGCGAGACTGTCACGTACCAGCGGATTTCACCGGACGGCACGAAGCTATTTCTGGCAGGGGCTAAAAAACAGGGCAGCTATTACCCGATTGGCGATGTGACAGACCATATCCTGATTTGTGAAGGGTTCGCGACAGGCGCAAGTCTGCATGAGGCGACCGGCCACCACGTTCGGGTAGCGTTCGACGCTGGCAATCTACAGCCGGTATCCCTTGCCACCCGTAAAGCGTTCCCTAATGCACAGATTATCATCTGCGCCGACAACGACAAATGGGGTCAGAAAAACACAGGCGTTATCGCGGCTGAACAGGCTGCGTACAAGATTAACGGAATCGTAGCCGAGCCTGAACATGATGACGGCGTAAGCACGGATTGGAACGATAGCCATCTAACACACGGCTCAGGCTACATTAAAGACAAGATTAGCAGCGTGATTGCTGCTAGTGGGCGGGGGAGAGAGGTTGAGATTGAAACCCTTAACGTGCAACTCTCTCCCCCTGAGTCCCTGCCCTTGTCTGTATATGATGACAGGGATATGGAGGAAGCGGCGGCAAATATGGCTCCGCAATTCGATGACAACAAGCTGCGGAACAGATTGCTTTGGAAGAAGTGGCCGACGAATAACGATGCTGGCAAGATGGAGCCGAACAGCCTGCACAACATCATCGTGTATCTGCGCCACCATCCTAAGTACGCTGGCTTGTTCAGGTATGACAAATTCGGCGGAAAGATTATCGTTGCGCGGAAACCGTTCTGGGCTAAGGACGATAAATTCAAGCCAGTAGAAATCAACGACAACGATGTTAGCTATATAACGGCATCTATGGAGTGCGACTTACTATCACCAACGAGCGCAAACGTCCTCAAAGGTATTCTGCTAGTGGCGCACGAAAACTGGATTAACCCGCCGCTTACATACTTCGAGTCGATCAAGTGGGACGGCGTGGCGAGAGTCGGTACGTGGATGAAAACATACCTTGGCGCGGTAGGTGACGATGAATACCTGTCCACCGTTGGCGCGTGTATGCTCATCTCGATCATCGCCAGAACCTACGTACCAGGCTGTAAGTCTGAGAACATGACCGTTCTTGAGGGCATACAGGGATTGATGAAGTCCACGGCGCTTAAGATACTGTCCACCATCGGCAGTGGCGAGAACGAGGAAAGCTATTTCTGCGACACGCTATCGTTCGACCAGATTTCTGAAAAGGATGCTGTTCTGAAACTCAGGGGGAAAATCATCATCGAGTTCCCCGATATGGCTGGCATGAACACGCGGGAAGTGGAATCAATTAAGGCGTGGATCAGCATTCAGGACGATGAAATCCGCGAGCCATATGGCAGGAGCATGGTTAAATTCCCCCGCAGATTTACGCTGGTGGGCAGCACGAATGAATCGCATTGGCTTAAAGACCAGACCGGAAACCGCCGCTTCTGGCCTGTGAAGTGCGGGTCGATTGATATTGAAGCGTTGAAGCGCGACCGTGAGCAGCTTCAGGCCGAAGCCGTGGAGATGTATAAGGCAGGCGTTCCGTGGTGGGTAGGACGCAACAGCCCCGTATGGGAGAAGGTTGAGAACGAGCAGAAATTCCGATTGATGGATGACATATGGCACGAGCCTATCGAGCGGTTTGTGGAGAACATGAATTTTGTAACCGTTCGTGAAGTCCTGTCGCATCTCAGGATTGAAGTGAAAGACCAGACCGCAAAGCACCAGGTTCAGGTTACGAAGATCCTGAAGCAGCTAGGCTATGAGAGCAAGCAGCATCGCGTTCACGGCGGGAAGCCTGTATCAGGGTGGATGAGAAAGAAAATCATCCTAGACGCTGAGTTCGAGGAGGTTAAGTTTTGACCTACACCCTCCTCCCCGACCAGACCGACCTAATCAACCGAGCCAAGGAAAAGGTACGCGGTGGCTGTAAGTCGTTGCTCATACAGGGCGCGACCGGCAGTGGTAAGACGGTTATCGCTTCGGATATTGTCAACGGCGCGTATAACAAGGGCAAGGTGTGTTTCTTCATCGTGCCACGTAGGGAACTGATAAGGCAGACGAGCAACACGTTTTCGGAGTTCGGCATACCGCATAGCTTCATCGCGGCGGGGATGCCATGCGATACGAGGATGAAGATATTCATAGCATCTCAGCAGACGCTTATAAACAGGCTGTCGATCATACCCGACATAGCAATTGTCGATGAGACTCACTTCGGCAGCGATGGTCTTGACGAGATAATCAAGTTTTACAAGGATGCAGGAACAGTCGTTATCGGCCTGTCAGCTACGCCGTGGAAGCTATCAGGGCAAGGCTTGGGATGCTGGTATGACGATATGGTATGCGGCCCCACTATCGCATGGCTTATCGAGAACGGTCGCCTGTCTAAGTACCGTGGGTTCGCGCCTTCTCGACCTGACTTGTCAGGCTTGGGCATTGTCGGCGGAGACTATGCCAAGGGTCAGCTTGCCGAGAGAATGGAGAACGACCGGGTTCTGATCGGCAACGCGGTAAAACACTACCAGCAACACGCGCTAGGTAAACTGAACATAGCCTATTGCGTATCTATTGCGCATAGTCAGATCACGGCAGAAGCATTTAACGATGCAGGAATACCCGCCGCCCATGTTGACGGCAAGACACCAGACGACGAGCGCAAACGCATCATAACAGCATACGCGAAACGTGAACTCATGGTTCTGTGCAACTGTGACCTGTTGACATTTGGTTTTGACCTCAGTAGCGCGTCAGGAATGAACGTCACAGTCGAGAGCATGAGCGACTTGAGGCCGACAAAATCACTGGCATTGCAGCTACAGAAATGGGGCAGGGTTCTACGCATGAAGCCCGACCCCGCCCTGATATTCGACCATGCTGACAACTTCTCCGAACACGGACTGCCATGCTCTGAACGCGAGTGGACACTATCCGACAGAGCCAAGGGCAAGCGCGAAGGCTCAGAGAAAATCATACCAGTAAGAACGTGCAAGCCAGCAGAGGACGCTGACGGCGTAATGCGTGGATGCTATCACGTTCACAAGCCCTCGCCGTCATGCCCACAATGCGGTCGCATATACCTGGTGGAAGGCCGCAAGATCGAGGAAGTGGATGGGGAACTTGCTGAGATTGCGCTGGTTCAGGCTAGTGCCGCTGCCTCACAACAGGAAAGACGTAAGAGAGAACGAATGGAAGTCGGTAGGGCTAAAACGATAGCTGACCTACAAAGGATAGCTAAAGAAAGAAAATATCATAGCGGTTGGATATTCAACCAAATGAGAATTAAGGGAATCAAACAATGACCAACACAATCATCTACGCCGCCCCATTAACCGACACAGCGATAGACGAGTGCAAGGCATGGGTTAAATCCGAGGGCTACACATCGGACACGGTGGTAATGTATAAATCCAGCACGCAGATTTTAGTGAAGGCGAAATGATTAATATAAAATTATCATTAGATAGTATTTATACTTTCCCAAATGTCTCTGGAATATACGCGATTAAGTGTATTCCTAGTGGCACTGTCTATGTTGGTTCAAGTAGAGTGTGCAGGAACAGGATAAGACGACACATTCATGATCTTAATAGTGGTATTCACCACTCTATATATTTACAACGAGCGTGGAATAAATACGGCGAGGATGCTTTCAATGCCATGTTAATAGAAACTTGCGCAGAAAAAAATTTACTAAGGAACGAACAAAGATATTTAAATATAGAAAAAAACAAGAAAAAGTCTTTTAATATATGCTTTGTGGCTGGCAACTGCGCCGGAGTAAAGCAATCGGATGAGACAAAAGAAAAAAGGGCTAAAAAGCTACGCGGTTCAAAAAGAACACCAGAACAATGCCGCAGAATAAGTGAAGCAAGAAAAATAAATGGAATATCAAAAGAACACCAAGAACTTTTAAATAAAATATCTTCCAAGAGAAGATTCTTGTTAACTAAAAAACAAGCGTTACGATATGCTGATATGCACATGATGGGAAATAGATGGGCGTATTTAGCAAATTTAGCAAATATCTCTCCTAAAATATTTAGGAGAGAAATAAAAAGGCATGTTAAAGCTAAATATTTATTAAAGGCTATACATTATCAGCCTAAAATGTCAGGCGAAGATCACCCGTTATGCAAGTTAAAGAAAAAAGACGTAATAAATATTTTTAAAAGCTCGCTGCCGGATAAATTGCTGGCTAAAAAATATGGTGTAACGTCTGGACATATATACGATATAAAAAATAAAAGAACATGGAAACATATACATGAATGAAACTACTATTCTACAATCTGTGCGACTAGCAGCGAGTAAACATGGGGTTGTTTTGTCACGAAATAATTGCGGAAGCCTGTTGGACGTAAATGGTAGATTAGTACGATTCGGGTTATTCTCGCCTGGTGGTGCAGACTTGATAGGATTCCGAACAATCAATAGTATAGCGCAATTCGTCGCCCTAGAAATTAAAATGCCCGGTAAAAAACCCACGCCAGAACAGCAGCATTTTATTGATATGGTTAACAAGTCAGGTGGCATCGGCGCGGTCGTAACAGACCCAGACCAATTAGAAAATATATTTGTTGACACGAAGTAACAGGGTTGTATTGTGGTGGCGAAGGAGAATGAAATGATTACCTACTATGAAGAACTGATTCAAGGATCAGATGAATGGCTCGCTGCCCGTTGCGGACTACTCACTGCCAGCGAGATGAAAGAAATCATCACGCCTGCTACCCTCGCGCCGAAGTCAAAGAAAAACCCAGACGAGTTAATCGACCACGCATGGGAACTACTCGCGCAACGTATCACCGGATATGTCGAACCTCATTATATCGGGGATGATATGCTGCGTGGTAAAGAGGACGAGATTGAGGCGCGGATTCTGTACTCAGAGAAATACGCGCCCGTAACAGATATGGGTTTCATCGTTAAAGAAATCAACGGCTTTAAAATCGGGTACTCGCCGGATGGTTTAGTTGGCGAGGACGGACTGATTGAGTGCAAATCACGGCGGCAGAAATTCCAGATCGAGACAATCCTTAACAACGAAATGCCTGACGATTACCGCATTCAGGTACAAACTGGTATGCTCGTGACTGGCCGCGCATGGTGCGACTTTATCAGCTATTCCGCTGGCTTGCCTATGTTCGTCAAGCGCGTGTTTGCCGATACAGAAATCCAGACTAAAATCCTAGAAGCAGCCACTATTTTTGAAGAAAAACTCGCTGCAAAACTGGAACAGTACAAGCCAGCAGCCGTGGGATTCTTTCCGACTGAACGCAGAGTAGAACAGGAGATGACGATATGACCGATATGAACGACACTATCATTCCTAAATCAGACCAACTTAACGCCGACTCACTCACCAACGGCAGGACGCTGACGATCAAGATTAGCAAAGTCACCATCGTAG